GAGTACGAGCGCATGGTCGAGATCATCGAGCTGCTGAACACCGATCAGGACACCAAAGAGGTTTTCGAGGACTTGATCGAGGCCCGCGAAACCTACGGTATCGCGTATCTGGAGGTCATTCGTAACCTGGACGGCGAGGTGCAGCAGATCGAGTTCCTGCACGACACGCCGTCTGTCAGGAAGACGGTTCCGCTGGAGCCCTACATTGACACGACCTATTACAACCACGGCGTTCCAATCGAGCGCAAGAAGAAGTTCCGCAAGTACCGGCAGCAGCTCGGCGGCAAGACCGTGTATTTCAAGGAGTTCGGAGATCCCCGCGTGATGGACAGACGCAACGGTGTCTATGTTGAGTCGCCGGAGGACATAAAAGAGCTCCCCGTCGATTACGAGGCCAACGAGATTCTGGAGTTCCCAATCGGCATCCAGCCTTACGGCGAGGTGCGCTGGACGGGCCAGATTCTCGGCGTTGACGGCAGCCAGAGAGCGGAACGCCTGAACAACAATTATTTCATCAACGGCAGACACACGCCCTTGATGATTATGATTCAGGGCGGCACGCTCACAGAGGACAGCTACGAGAAGCTGACAAAGTACATGGACGACATCAAGGGCGAGGCTGGACAGCATGCCTTCATCGTCCTGGAAACGGAATCCTCCGACGGCAAGACCGACTTCGATCAGACCGAGAAACCGAAGATCGAGGTCAAAGACCTGGCCTCCATCTTGCAGAAGGACGAGCTGTTCCAAACCTATATGGACAACAACCGAAAGAAGGTGCAGTCGTCCTTCCTGCTCCCGGACATCTATGTTGGCTACACTACGGACTTCAACCGTGCGACCGCTCAGACGGCGCAGGAAGTGACCGAGAAACAGGTTTTTCAGCCTGAGCGCAGGAGCCTCGCATGGGCGATCAACAACCGCCTGCTGAACGGCTATGCCTTCCAATACGTCGAGGCGTTCTTCCAGGAGCCCAACATTTCCAACCCGGATGACATCTGCAAGATCATGACGGCGGCCACCGCAGCGGGCGGCCTGACGCCCAACAAGGCGAAGGAAATCCTGTACAAGTACCTGGGTGAAACATCGGACGACTACGAAGAAGAGTGGGGCAACGTCCCGCTCACCATCACGCAGTCCCAGAACGGCGGCGGGTTTAACCTCGGCGGCCTGACAATGGCCCTCGAAGGGCAGATCAAGAAGGCGGAGGGCCAGGGCGACAACGATCAGGTCGTGGCCGTTATGAAGGAAGTCCGTGGCCTGCTGCTCGATCTCAAAGCGCAGCAGGAGGAGGACGAACCGTGAAAACGCGTTTCATCATGAAGCCGTGCTACTGCGATCGGCTGGTGAAGGCGATCGACAACTACATCCAGAAGGCGGACAACGACCTGTCTGATCTGCTGGGAAAGGAAGGCTATGCGAAACCCAAGAAGACGCTCCAGTACGCGAAAGGTATCGAGGACGACGTGGCCGACATACTCACCGAGGAGACGGACTACTTTGTTCGAGAAGCTAAGGCGTCTGATAACCTCGATGATCTCCAGAAGCGGCTCCCGGAGATAGCTGCTGCGACGCCTGCCACCGGCAAGCTAAGCAAGGCGTTTTCCGCGCGGCTCTCGAAATTCCTCCCTGAGTATGCGGCCTATTACCTCAAAAAGACCGACAAGGGCTTGAAGCTCGACCGTGTATCAAAGAGGACGACCGCCTGGATTGAAACCTGGAGCGACGACCTGGCCGAGCTCATGAAGACCACGAGCACCGAGCACCTGGAGGCTATGCTAAAAAAAGAGATCGAGAACGGCGGCAACATATCGCAGCTCTGTGTCGATCTCATAAACTCCGGCATGGAAAAGGAAGGTAAAGGCGAATACTGGACATCGCATTACAGGGCCCGCAAGGTGGCCGTTACGGAGGTTCTGCGGGCCCACAGCGTAGCCCAGCACGAAGCCTATATGCAGTCCCCGGCGGTGGAGAGCAAGTCGTGGAGGCACACCGGCAACTACCGAAACGAGCCTCGACAGAATCACGTCGATATGGACGGTCAGGTCGTTCTCAAAGATCAGCCCTTCGAGCTGGTCGGCGCGGACGGCATGATCTATTACCCCATGTACCCGCGGGACACGAGCCTTCCCGCAGCCGAGAGCATCAACTGCCATTGTATCGAGCAGCCCGTTGTTGACATGGAGATTCTGAGCCTGCCTCTGGAGGAACGTCAAAAGCTCCAGCAGCAGGCGATCGACGAAATGGACGACGACTGGGAGGCCGAGCTCGATGCTCAGAACAAGGCGAAAGCCGGAATCGAGGATGATTAGAAATGATCGTTACCATTGACGAAGCCCGCGTAGGGCACCCCAGCATCAAGCTGGACGGCATGGAGCTGGCCGGTATGGTCAAGTCCTACACCCTGCGCCACGGTGTCGATGAAGCTCCAGTTCTGGAGCTGGAGCTTTTACCCGGCACCGATCTGGCCGAGGTCAAGGCCATTCTGGGCAACCCGCTTGTGAACATTTCCGTTCCGGCGGTGCTGGAGGAAACGACCGAAGACCCGGCAAAATCTAATACTTGATAAAGAGC